CCTGCAAGTCCGGTTATTCCAGCTCCTACGGTCTGTGCCAACGGATTACTTCCAGGAGAAGTACCCATTGAAATCGCCATAGCACTGGAAGGCATACCCTGATAAATATCAGAGGTAAACCCTAGTCGTTGGTAAGGTTCATACAGCTGTTGCAATCCTTGTTGATATTGTGCGTCCATTTCCTGCTGCCTTCTCTGCTGTTGTACAGAACCCGCTGACATTAATGATGCAATATCACCTAATTGTTGTTGCTGTTGTTGCCCACCAAGACCAGCCGCCATTTTAGCTGCCTCGCCATATCTCCCCATTTGTGATGCAAATTGTTGTTGTGCTTGTTGTTGTGCTTGTCCATAATTTTGCGCTTGCGCTGTTCCTACAGTCTGTGCTTGTTGCGCTGCTAGTTCAGCCGCTTGAACTCCTTGTCTTGCACCTCCAAAAGCTCCTGCTTGTGTCGCTTGTTGTGCTTGTAAATTCTGTGCTTTTGTAAATTGATCTTCTATAGCCCCAATAACTTCATCCTGATACGGATTCATGTAAGGTTTATATGCTTGTGATGGATCGTAAGCTTGTGTTGCCGCAGTTGTAAATTGTGAAGCTGCATCCAGATAAGGCTGGTATGAACCTATTCCCCTATCCGCTTCTTGAAAAGCTCTAGTTTGCATGGGATCAAATTGCGCAACTTGTTGTTCGGGTATATTAGCTTGCCCTTCAGTCGCTCTTTGTTGACGTGTCAGATCCTTGAATAATGTTCCTTCATCATACCTGCCGTCAGTTCCTGTATACTTATATTGACCATATCCTTCTTCACCAGGTTTAGCATCTGGTGCAACCGCATCCCACGGATTCATGCCAAAGCGTGTGTACTCCTTGGCAGTTTGCATCAACCCAAGTTTTGCTGCCTCTACTTGAGGTGCGTCTCTTGTGTACTGCGTCTGAAATGTAGTATTTTGAGGACTGTCTCCTCCACCAAAACTCATAATTTACTCCTGTAAGCGTTCGCAAAATGTTCCATACCTAGGCGCGCGGCCATCGCATCAAATTTTTTTATCGTTCCATCCGAAAGGCGTGGTTCAAAAAGAACTTCGTGTGCTCCTTTTACCCTAGACCATTCTATAAATTTTTTCATCATAAATATTCCTGCCATTCCGTTTCTATGCTTGGGTTCTACATATAAATCTAGTTCCCTTGCAAATGTTTCCTTGCTAAAAGAATACTCCAATATCCTTCCGCACATAAATCCAATTCTTTTGTCATCTTCTTCAACGATGATCGCAAAATAATTTGGATCCTTTAAAGCAGTGGTGATGTAGCCCTTTACTTTATCCTCACTGTATTCAACCTCACTCCAGTCTGATTCCTTATGGTGCTCTTTAGATACATCCAGCATCCATTCAAAATCTTTAGGTCCTAAGAACCTCCATTTCATTATTTACTATGGTGTTTCTCCTTTTTCTTTTTGTCTTTTTTAATATGTTCCTCTGCTGCTTTTTTAGTCTTAGCTTTAGCATCTTTAGCTGATTTAGATTTACCAGCCATATATGTTCCAGCAGCACCAGCTAATGCTCCTGTTATCATGCCTTCTTTAAGGCCAGACTCATAAGTTTTTCCAGGTTGTTTTTTTATACCTCTTACGCCTCTAAGTTCTTCTCTTCTTGCAACTAACCCTGCCTTAGTTGGAGTTCCTCTGGGTTTCTTTGTATACTTACCAAGTACTGGTGATTTTCTTAATCCTTTTCTAAGAATTTTACTTAATCCTTTTATTGCTGCGCCTACCATTATACTACCTCACTCATGGATTCTGATTGTGGATCTAGCATGTTCATCATCTGATACATTTTTCTTGCACCTTCGTAGCGATCCCCACCACCAAAGTTTTCAACAGCCTTTGCTGTCATTACAAACTCACCGTCTGATAGTTTTGCATCAATTGAGTCTGATGTTCCTGTTCCCGGTCCATTGACATCGCCCCCATAACTCATATCAAGTGACGCTATGCCACCCTTATTCCAGTATCCTCCACCGCCGTACCACGGATTGTCCATTTCCCCTTCAATCATATCTTCATCCACGCCGTACATCCACGCGAGTTCTTTTTTCCTTTTCTTTCTAGCCGCTTCCCATTCCTCTTCAGGTGTGTCCCTTCCACCGTAGAGTGCTGCAGCTTGCGCTACTGCTGTTGGGAGCCAGTCTGATTTTGCTTCTCCACCAGTAATTGTTCCTGTAGTTGCATCCAAAGCAAGTGGTGTTTGTTTAGTAAATATATCCGCTCCTCCTGGTGTAAGAGTTTCATCAACTAATTTATAGTAATCTGAGTCACCTAATTCATCTCCGTAATAGGCTAAACGTTTTGGATCTAATTTATCAGTCGCTACAGGAACTTGATATGTAAATTTATCTGGTGTTCTTCCAGTCATAATGTCCCATGCACTTAATTTTTTAGGCAGACCAGCTACACTATCAGCTCTTGATAGTCCCATTTTAGCTGGGATTTCAAATTGTCTAAAATTTATCGGAGTGTCCAGGTGTGGAGAAATAGGTCCTCCTGTACCAGTCATTGCTGGTTTTACTATCTCTGATTCCCATCCTTTTATATCACCAAGTTGTTCATTAAAAGCATTCGCCGATTTAGCTGCGCTCATATATGAGAAAGGTATTGATGTTAATCCTGCATACATTGCACCTTTCCATGGACGTTTAGATCCACTGAGGGCCGCCGTTCCGTATCCAAGTGCTGACTGCTTGAGGGCGTTCGCCATTAAAGGAGACATGCCGGAAAACATTTTAGATTGCCCTAGCTTCATAGCCCAAGGGCTTCCCATTGCATAACTAAGAGCAAACGGTAGTGCCGTTTGCACTAGTGGGTTCTTCATTAATTTACTTAAGAAACCCATACTATCTTCTTAAACTCATTATTCCGCCACGATTAGCGTAAGTTGATTGCTGTGATGTTAGCCACTCATTCGCTGCGTCTTCTCCGATGCGGTCTTTTATTTTTTGCCATGTTTGCCATAGTCCGGCTGTATCTGTTTCTTTATAAGGCATTTGTTCATGCCCCACTCCTGCTGGCTTGTATTCTCTCTCCTCTAAAGGATAAGGAAGTATTGGATTAATATATTCAGGATCATCTAAAGGATTAGGAAGCCTAGGATTATTTGGGTGTGGTACTCTCTGATCCAGCCAGTGAGGATGTAAATCCATATAATTGCCGCCTCCCTCTATTCCAATAGGACCTTTAGTTGTTGAACCAGGTGTAGTCTCTCTAGGTCCTGTCCAAGGTGGTCTTCCGCCACTAGGAGGTGGTCTTCCGCCACTAGGACCATAATATCTCTCACTTCCCCCAAGGTGAGGATTCAAAAAGCTGGATGACCTATTTAGAAAACGATCTCTATCAGTCATTCTGTTGTTTGCTTGTTCTATTCCTGGTTGTCTATTGCTTGATATTCTATATCCTAACGAAGGACTACTTCTATCCTGTTCTCTTCTTCTAAATGCCATTATGAACTCCCTCCAAATATATCTGGTAATTTATTAACTGTAATCGCAACATCGCGTTTTATGTCCTCATTTGTTGTGCTGGTTGCAGGGTTAATAACATCGGCTTCGGCTTCTGATTCATTTGCATAAACCTTCCCTGTGGATGCGTGCTTGATTGTAGAAGTTGTTTCCACGTCAGGTGCTGGAGTCGTTGTCTTTCCAGCGAGCACGGTAATATTATCGTTTATAGCCATTTTTTCTCCTTATTGCAATAATTAACTTATCTCTAGCACACTTAGGATAACATGTAAATCTCCACCATTCTCCGCATGTACCTTCAGAGCCTCTGATTCCTTCAGTACGACAGGGGATGTTGAAAAAGAGTAGCTGTTAAATAGCTCCTCTGATGTGCCTTTTTGTATGTTTCTGTTCGCCTCCAGTGTATAACTCACACTGTCGGTGTCAACAATAAAAGCCCTTATTTTACAGTCAGTTTCCTCGTCTATGTTTGTCACACGAAGTGATTTAATGATCGCAGTCGTCTCCGATCCCACAGTATAGAGAGTTGTCAGCTCACTTGTTGTCAGAATAGTCTTATAATTTGTATATACGTTAGCCATTTATCCTAAAAACCATGATACTGCTTCGTCCTCATTTCGCAGAGGTTCGGAAGTGTAAGTGTTATTAAGAGCAAAAATCAATTGCTCCAGTGTTTGTATTAATTGTGCCATTTGTGATTGATCATATTCTTCTGTTGCTTGAGGTAATAATGGTACTGTTATCTTTGCCATTTTATCCTCCTCTTAATCCATCAGGTTTTCCGTCAAATCGCATTGTTCCATAGCGCCAGTTATCATCAACAGCATCACTTGAAACACGAAGAGCAAGTTGTCTTCCTCGTATGCGTGTATCCTGTTTTGTAGTGGTTGTTGCAACTGCATATGGTCCGTGAGTTGTTTGCGTTGTTGCAGGATAAGGTCTTGACTTAACTGTTACATCAACATTTCCCACCTGATTTTTAAAGTCAGGAAGGAAACGGGAAACAGACATAAACTGATCACCATCCGCAATGTCAATATCACCTGATTCAATGTAAGCCGTAATAGCTGACCCTGCATCATTGACACCGTCTTCATGCGCGTAGACAATAGTTCTTCCGTCCTTGTTTCCATAAATGGTTGTTATAGTTGCCGTATCGTCAGTAGAATCATATTTTGTAGCATACGGTTTAGCATAAACTCCCCTATCAGCCCATGAGCTTCTTGCTAATGATCCAGTATACCATAGATTTTCCGCATAGTTATAGGTAACATGTCGATCAATTTGTAATGAATTTTCTGATGGATAAAACCACATCACTTCATTGAAGTCTGTATTTGCTGCGCAAAAAACATCCCCTACTGCGTTCACGTTAATATCATCAAAAACATAATCCTGCACGCTGCACGGAATCTTTTTCACCGCACCATCAAATCTAAAGAATGAATCATTGCCCATCCAATAAGATATACCACCAATGTCAACAGCAGCATTAATTCCCACTGCACCACAGTTAGAACCTAGTTGTTTAAAACCAAAAGTAAAAGGTGCACCAATAAACTGCATTTGATACAATGCAAGATCTGTCCAAATAAGGACGGCACCTCTAGATCTAACAGCAGCATTAATTTTATTTCCCGATGTTAATCTTTGTGATCCTGCTGTATTCGTTGCAGTTGGTGTCCATGTATTTACTGTTTCTTGATCTGACCAACGAATAAACATATTATCTTGTGTAGATGTCGTGCCAATAGTTGTTTCTGTTCCAAAACAAATAACGTGACGATCATCACCTGAAACCATCATGAACCTGCTTTTGGTGGGTCCTGCTGACACGCTTGTTGTTGCTGCCACATTACTTGAAAGTCCACTAGACGTGTCCCAATAATATATTCCACCATCAAACTTTTGTATCAAAACATCTTCACCCCAGTTATCAAGTGACCATTTAGTTGATTGAAGTAGCACGCCTTCCGCACCAGTTAATCCTTCACGAGTTGTATCCCAAGTACTTCTACTCCATGTACCAGCACCCCATCCATATC